TCTTTCTTGTAGTACAGAATATCTACCTCACCTCTCATCTCCACAGTTCCTGTAAGAGCGTCGCATGCGTCATCGTGAGCGTTTTTCCCCCTTTTCCTGTATGTTTTCAGTTGAGACGCAAATTCCGGCCACCTTCTTTCCCAATCAGCAGGGAAATAAGTAAGGTTCATCACCTCGGAAGATCTGGTAAAGATCCGAACCTCTTTGTTTTTTGACTGATGAAACCAGCTTACTTGAGTCTTGGAGTTGCCAATCATCCGCATTTGTTTCTCTACATTCCGGGCAAATCCCCTTCCTCCATTATTGCTTTCTATATTTGCCTTGGATATTTGGTCTTTAGTGAGCATTTTAGCAGTTTCCGGTTCGGTAAATTCCATCTCCTTTTGTGTAAAAAGGACATCAAGAATGAAATTCCCTATCTCTGTATCGATATAATCAATAGAACATAAATAATCGCTTCCGGTATCGGCTGTATCTGTATAGTTTTTCCTTATTGCTCTATTGGTTATCGGAATAGCCTCATAAGTCTTAAACTTTCCATACATTAATCCTTCCATAGGAGTTGGATTCTGCATATATTGGGTTTCAAAAACATAGCTATTCACCCTCTGCATCCTATGCAACTCTTCGATGGTATGTTTAAACTCCCATAAAGCTTTCTCCTTGCCATTTTCATATATTATTGCCGGAAGAGATAAGACGGTCCATTCTCCCGGCTCTGTTTCCATCAAATACCCGCAAAGATCATGCTCATGAAGTCTTTGCATAATGATTATAATAGGGGTATTCCGTGAGTTTACACGGTTTCTTATAGTTGTTTCAAACCGTTGGTTTACCTTTTCTCTTGGAGTGTCCGATATTGCATCTTCAGGTTTAACCGGGTCGTCAATAATCAATGCACCTGCAAATTTAGATGACGGTTTGAACTCTTCTAATTCTTTGGATAGATCGTTTTCATCATCGACTGCACCAGCACCAAAACCTGTGACTTGTCCCCCAGAAGCTGTTGCGTACATTCCCCCGCCTTCTGTTGTATACCACTTCTTTTTTGCATCGCTTGTTTTCTTTATGTCTACATAAGGGAATACACGCTTATATTCTTCCGACTTAACTATATCTCTTACCTCTTCTGAATTATCATTGGCCAGATCATCTGAATAAGATAAATGAAGGAATTTGGCAGAAGGATTGACTGCAAGACCATATGAAATAAAGTTTTTAACCACTAATTCCGTTTTTGAATATCTGGGAGCTATATTTATTATCAGCTTTTTTATTTTCCCATCAATCACATCATCAAGAGCCTGGCATATCTTTACATGATGGTCATTTACTACAAATTTGCGACCGAATCTTACTTTAAAGAAATATCTCGTATAGTTTAACGTCCCTGATAGGCAAAACGCCCGTATATAATCATACCCTTCCCCCATCATAAGTCTTCTATTATTCGTTTGGCTTCCTCTTTAGTCATAGGAGATATCATGTTCACATTGACGTCTTGCGGAGAATCAAAACCAAGCATTTTGCAAAGTCGTTGGATAGTCCATGTACGCCCATTCAGTTTTATTTCAATCCCCTCTTTCCCCTGTTTCACGCTTTCGACTTGCATTGCCATTTCGTCAGTCCAGTCTTCACTATCTTTGAAAGTAACATTGCCGTCCTTTATGGTAAGGAAATTGCGTATATCAGCATACATAAAGCTTCTTAGCATCTTCAATACTTCTTCTTTTGTAATGTCTGATTTCTTCTTTAGCTCTTCTTGAAGCTCTTTTATCCTTTGGGAAACCTTTGGGTTATTTAATAGTTTAGATGATTCTTCCCAAATTTGTTTTTCTTTCATCTTTGAGCAAGAATATGCACGCCTATAAGCCTCGGACGCATTTCCACACTCAATATAGTAATTGCAAAAATTTTCCTGTTTAACTGATAGCTTCATGGTCTTTTCGTCTGATTAGCTACATGCCACTTGACATGTAGCACAAAGTTAATAATTCCTGTTTATTACTTTACACTCCTCCCCCACATATTCGCATTATACAGGGAATAAGCCCATAATTTAATCTCCCAGTCTTTTTCTAGGAATTTCTCTCTCATGGCTGATTCAAAGCAGTCAGCCAGTAGGTTGTTGTCTATTTCTTGGTCCATAATCTGATTTACATTTAAAAAACTTCCCCAAACATCAAAAAGACATTTGGGGAATCAGCTTGATTTAACTTGCACTATTAATAATACTTCGTTCAATCAAAGGAAGTATATCACACTTCTTCAGCGTCTCATAGATAAATAAACGTCCTCGCTGTGTCCATTCCGTATTCATTTTAACGTCAGGCCGACCATCTTTGTGTGTGATGTTCACCGATTTGCTGTGCACATATCCACTTGACATATAAGGAGCATATAGAATCCATTGCCCATTTACCTTTCGTTGTATTCCTTTATCTGCCAAAAGGCGATTGAATGCCTTTGCGCTCATACCGTAATCTTGCGCTATCTGTGTTGTTACAACCGTTCCTCTACTGGATAATATAATTTCAAGATAATCGGTTTTCTTCTTCATCTCGACAATCTCTGTGCTCATACAGGATATTTGCTTTTGCTGCTCTTCAATTTGAAGCTGCTGTTGTGCCGCTAACATTAGGGCTTCACTAAAAGACGAAGGGACTTGATATGCAGGGGTAGCTTTACCTGTTTCTAAGGCATCCCAACGAAGAACTAACTTTGCCCTTGTTTCATCATTAAATTTTGCTGCGACATACATACATTCTTTATAGTCAAGTTCATAGCATGGTCTCATTTCACCTTTCGAATCACGATATTCAACGAGCGCAAAATTACGCCCGTTAATTTTTTCCCATGCAGGTTCCATATCACGGATGGAACGCATAACGTCTTTATGATTTCTACCTGCAAGTTCTGCTATTTCAAGAGAACTCATAGTCTTTTTATTACTTAGTATTAAATTGTTCATAGTTTATGCTTTAAATATCAGATAATAGGAACTCCATACAATCCTTATGTGGATCGTCGGGATGATAATTGTTGCAGAACTCTGCAAACTCGTTGAGAAGATTGTGGGACAATATAAAGAAGTAAGCCTCATTCTTGGCATTCTTCTCTATTTCAAATTTACGATAAGATATACGCTTTCGTGGTGCGGACGTAGATGTAGAAGTTACTGCGCTTCGCTTCTTCTCTAATTTCATAGGACTTGGCATGTTATGAAATTTGAGTTATTAAAAATAAGAAAGGCTATCGCCTCACGAACCGCCAAGTCCAAGTTATTACATAATTGTAGTAACCCATGTGAGTGATAGCCCCTATATCTTTGCAATATAAACGCAATGCATAGCCACAAAAATAGCTACTACAAATTATGTCTAAATACATGAACTTGGCGTGTTCACCGCAAAGATAACTCAAATTCTCAAAATGCCAAACAAATTATAAACTTATATCATTTTCAGGAATAAATCACTTTTCCACTCTTCTTTTAAAATTATCGAATTCAATCTCAATACACTTGCTTATCTTGTCAGCTTCCTCGTAGCGTTCAATTACTACTGTATTTTTCTTATCATAATTACTCATACGGGCACATTTACCATCACATGACATATTCATATGCACATTGTTGGCAACTCCAGTAATAATTGATTTTTTATAGCATTGGCTGCTGTATGGGCTGTAATGCTTACATAGTTGCCTGTATTCTTCACGGTTCATAACTTCACTTGCTGGCATAGCTATTCCTCCTTCTCTAGTTTCTTCACAATCTTAAAATAATCCTCATTACTTAAAACCTTTTCTGCGGCAATAAGAACGGTATTATATCCGTTACAATAGGCTAAATCTGCAATTTCACTTATTATAAGTTTATTGATATCATCTTCTTGCAATTTCAATAGTCTTTCTCGACAACGGGATTTATTGAGCTCTCTGTTCATGGCTATTCCTCCTTTCCTCCAAAGTGTTCGATTAGCTCTTCTACGGTAGCCTTGTGCCATCTTTCAAACAAGATCTCTGGCTTATCAGAATAATGCATGCCTACTTTTAGAAAACGACACTGGAACCATTTATTTCCATCCGTAAACCATTGGTGTATATCAATATCATCTCTCAATGCTACTATGGCAAGGAAAAGATCCTCGTTGGTTCCGCAATCAATAAGTCCATTATAAGCCAAATCATTCAGGCCACACTCTGTATACATGCAATCAAATATATTGTGCGAAGTGAAGAGGAAAGGGCCTTCTTCTCCAATGCACTCCTTATATCCTAACTCCTCCAACTTCTTCCGAAGCTCCGGTGTATTGCGTCTTATAAACGCTGCTGTTGTAAATCCCATGGTTATTCTCCTTTCAATTTGGTTATTCACACTGTGGTTTACCCAATTCCATTTCTTTCCCTTCTATCCTTATCTCACATTCATCCATCAGTTCATGAAGTAAATCAAGATAATCGCTATCACTCCCATCAAAGCTATCTATCATTGACAGGCATTGATTAATAATTTTTTCTTTATTCATTTTTCTTTTGATTTTAGTTGTTTCAATTCTTCAATCATCCGTTCTTGAAGAAAGATATTCCTGCAAGGCTATCTTACAACGGGCAGACAAATAGACAGTCCGATACTTACGCCCTTTTCCGAGAACGTCAATCTGCGCATTCTGCCAATCTACATCATTACGGTTCACGTTAACCATTTCGGAAACACGGCAACCAGTGGAAAACAAGAACTCGATTATCGCCTTATTTCTTTTAGTCTTTGCTAGGGACCTTAACTTTTCCATGTCATCTTCACTTAAAGGCTTCTTTAATTTCTTCACTTGTCTTACGCCCTTGATTCGAAGCATTGGATTCCGATCAATAATACCTTCTTCGGTACACCAAGTAAAGAAACTGCTTAAAGTCCTTCGAATATTATTCAGAGTATTATCGCTACATTTATTAATCTTTTTGTAGGCCAAATAGACACGAACATCATCAGTTACGATTTCTTTAATATGTTTCCCTACCTGCAAGATAAACGCCCTTAAAACGACACGATAATAGTCCAACGAACTTTGGCATAATCCTTCAACAGCTTTAGCTATGAAGAATTTACTAATTATCTGCGAATCGGAATTATCATAGACTACTATGGAAGTTTCTTTAGGCATAATCTCATAATTCCTCAAGCAGAATGATATTGAATCAATTATTGTTGATATCTCATCGGTGGGAATCTTACCAAACAATGTATCACGTATTTCACTTAAAACAGACTCTTTCATATATTTATTAAATCAAGCCATTTATTGTCACTTTCCAAAAACCATTGATAACCGCCTGCACTTTTTCTTTTACCAGAACAACAGCTACGAATATTGCGGCTGCATACTCCTGTTTTTCGACCTGCATCATTAGAAGATGGATAAACAGCAAATAACTGTCCGTCTTTTATGGCAACTACTTGCTTTGAATTACTTCCTGCAATATTAGGATTACCTTTTCTGCCTAACTCCAATCCTCTAAGCATATTTTCCCTTTTAATTCCGGCTATATAGTCAGCCCACCTTTTCCCCTTGTTATGAGGGGTGTGTCCTTTTAAAAATCTGCCGTTTACCAAATTTCGGGTAGGGCGTTCTATGGGTATATATAATTCACTCATATCCGTACAGTTTTACTCTAATTGATTTAAAATTTCTCTTTGAATAATCTCCTTTGCACTGAAACCGAATAAACCTTTCTTTTGCTCGTGAAATTCCGCAATAGGTATTTCGTTAATGTAGTAATAGAAAGCTTCGTAGCCATCCGCAAAATTGCGGGAAAGGAAACCATTTGGGTGAGTGTTCATATATCTTTCAATAGCTACTATCATTCTTTTGGCATAGCCGGGAAATATCTTAAACTCTAATTGCATCTGCTTAAAATTGCAAAGAGGACAACCAACACACCCATGACGGTTCAAATTGTATGGAGCATCGTAATACTTTGAATAGGGCAAACCGCGCTTACGAATGTAATTCCAGACATCTTCTTCCGTCCACGTAAGAATAGGAAGAATATGCTTTGCACCTTTCATCCACTTACGTGTATCGCATTGTTCCGGCTCGTAATCTTTCCGTTTCCGGCTTTCAGTGGCTCTCATTCCTTCAATACTACGTTTGCCAATTCCATAACGTTCTTTTAATACTTCACAGCAGAACCTACGCAAGCGGGACGGAAAGCCTTTCTCCTCAATCAGTTTGAAGAAAGATTTTTCCGGGTGCATAATTTGCACTTGTGAATAGTTCTTCTTTATAAAGCTAATTGTTCCCGGCGGGTCTACTGTGGTGTTGGCGTAGATGGCATTATACTTAATGCCTGCCCGTTCTGCAAGGTCAAGAATAACAACGCTATCTTTACCACCGGAAAAGCC